TTCGGCCCCGTCCTTTAACTTAGGAGGCAGATATGGCTCTCTATCTCGGCGACGTTAAGGCCAATGTGGCTACATCCAGCAACACCGTTGTTGGCAGCCCCGCCCGCGTTCGTGGCATCTATTACACGGCAAATGCTTCTGCTGGCTCTATCGTCGTAAAGGACGGTGGCTCTGGCGGCACAACCGTTCTCACGATTGCGACCCCGGCGAGCGGTTACGGCAATGTTACGGTTCCCGGTGACGGGATCCTTTGTTCGTCCAACGTCTATGTTGCGATGACCAATCTTGCGTCCGTAACCGTCTTCTACGGCTAAGGAGTCGGTATGTCGGAAATCTCGTCGATCTCTCGCTTTGGCAAGACGGAGCCGTTCAACCTTCAGGTTGCTCGCGGTCAGGTTGCATGGCATCAGTCGCTAACTGTTTTCGGGTACAACTCTGATGTCGATCAGTCGATTGAGACAGTCTGGCCGGGTGGCGGGCTTCTGGCGTTTCCGTCCGCAGCCTTGCAGATGAAGGTGAGTTCGGCCAACGCAAACGATACTGCTGCCGGTACTGGCGCTCGCACCGTTTACATCTCTGGTCTTGATGCGAGCTACAACGAGACCTCCGAGACCGTTACGCTCAGCGGCCAAACCGCAGTCCTTACGGCAAATTCCTATCTCCATATCAACGAAGCCTATGTGGCTACCGCCGGATCTGGGAATAGCGCAGCCGGGAACATATACATTGGTACGGGCGTTGTTACCTCTGGCGTCCCCGCGACCGTATATGACATCATTGCCTATGACTACAACAAGCGCGTCACCGGCAGCTACACGGTCCCCGCTGGCTATACTGCCTACGTGTCTCAGGGGCTTTTCTCCACAGGACAGTCTGGCGGCACAAACTCCGTTACAGGGCGTCTTATGACTCGCGGCACGAATGACATCCGGCTTACGGCTGCGATTGTCACGCTGAACAATGGTGCCGCTGACTACGTATTTGAGTATCCGCTTGTTGTGCCGGAGAAGACCACAATTGAGGCGCAGGCTTTCGGGGCCTCTGAAAACAACTCATGCTCGTCCATGTTCATTATCTTGCTGGTTAAGAACGCAAATGGCTAAGTCTCCCGCTTGGACCCGGAAGGAAGGCAAGAACCCGAAGGGCGGTCTTAACGCCAAGGGTCGTGCATCCTACAATCGTGCAAACCCCGGAAAGCCGGGGCTCAAGCGTCCGCAGCCGGAGGGTGGTCCTCGTCGTGACTCGTTCTGCGCAAGGATGAAGGGGTTAAAGAAAAAGCTAACATCGGCAAAAACCGCCAATGACCCAAACAGTCGTGTAAACAAAAGCCTTCGAGCATGGAATTGTTGACCTGTACAAAGTGTAGGGAGGAAAAGCCTCAGACGCTTGAGTTCTTTCCCCCTCACAACAAAAAGAAGAACGGCTTGGATAGCTGGTGCCGAAAGTGCCGTGGATCCTACCGCAGCGAGATCCGGCGCGGAAATTACAGGAATTCAATTTCTGATTCCGACCTTAAGAATTGGATTTCCAGCAATCAAAACTGTATGATATGCGGAAAAGAAGAAAAGCTTGTTGTTGACCACGACCACGAAACGGGAAAGGTCCGGGGTCTTCTCTGCAACCATTGCAATCGCGGGCTTGGTCACTTTAGGGACAGCGTACAGTTCCTTGACCTTGCGGCAAAATATCTGAAGGATCGTGCCTGATGGGCCGCACCAACGAAGCATTGTGGTCGAGGGCCAAGGCAGAAGCCAAGGCGAAGATGGGCGGCAAGCACTCAGCCAGAGCTATGCAGTTGGCTGGCAAGATCTACAAGCAGCGCGGCGGTGGATATACCGGCCCGAAGACTGCGGCACAGAAGTCCATGTCCAAGTGGACGAAGGAAGATTGGGGAACCAAGAGCGGCAAGCCATCCGGCAAGACCGGAGAGCGCTACCTCCCCAAGAAGGCCCGTGCCGCACTGACATCCGCTGAATATGCAGCGACAACCCGGGCGAAACGTGCCGGGACAAAATCCGGGAAGCAGTTCGTCCCTCAACCAAAGAGAATTGCCGCGAAGACGGCACGGTTCAGGTGACATAGATGGATACAAAGGTTGAAATTTCGGTTGCCCGTATGGAAGTGCAGGTTGAACGCCTTGAGAAAGACGTGGCCGAGGTGAAGGATGACGTGAAAGCCATCCGTGCTACACTCGATAAGGCCACAGGCGGTTGGAAAGTGCTTATGATGGTTGGCGGGGCGTCGGCTGCGATTGCCGCGTTCATCACAAAGGTAATGTCCGCATGGCCGTTCGGTCGGTAATACTGGCTCTCGCAGCCTTTCTGGTTTTCAGCGCCCCTGCTCGCGCTCAGGAGTGCGTCCCCGTTTCAGAGTTCGCCGAAATCGTTCGTGATACCGGCGCGATTGTCATGCTTGCGAAAGCGGAGGCTGCTCAACGGGCGGCTCGCGTTGTAAACATCAACAGGGCCAATGCCGGGAAGAAGCCGATTGATGTCGGCAACTTCATGGTTATGCTTCTTCAGGACCCCGACGGCACGATCTCTGTCGGGGTTGCAATGTTTGACAAGCAGAACTGCGCAATTGCGGAAACGGTTGTAATTCTCACGGCTGATCAATGGCTGGGCTTTGCGCAGGACGCGAAGCTCGTCAAGGAAGACTTCGCCGTAATTCAGGGTTCGTGATGGAATTCAGCAAGACATCGCTTTCGAGGCTCAAGGGCGTACATCCGGATTTGGTGCGCGTTGTGACCCGTTGCGCGAAGGACTGGACGGACAAGCAGTTCACCTTCGGCATTACGTGCGGGGTTCGTACACTTGAGGAGCAGAAGATCCTTGTGAGCAAGGGTGCCTCCAAGACGCTCAAGAGCCGCCACATTCCTGCGGCCAACGGTTACAGTCACGCCATTGACGTTGTGGCGTACATTGATGGTGCCGTCCGCTGGGATTGGCCCCTTTACGGAAAGATTGCCACAGCGATGAAGGCTGCGGCCAAGGCAGAAAAGGTTCCCGTTGAGTGGGGCGGGGACTGGACTACGTTCAAAGACGGCCCCCACTACCAACTGCCGTGGAAATCATACCCCGGCACAAAATAGGAAGTTCGCATGAACAAGGAAATGGTACTCGGTCTCGTTCGCCACCTGCTTACGTTCGGTGGTGGTTACGTCGCGGCCAAGGGCATTGTCGATCAGGCTGTTGTCAATGAGGCTATCGGCGCTGTTATCACGTTGATCGGTCTCGGCTGGTCGGTCGCTGACAAGAAGAAGAAAGCCTGATGTCGGAGGCGGTCGTACTGATCGCCTGCGTGTTGGGTTTGGCGATTGGCACATATTTCGTGGCGAAAAGCCCGGACTTCTGGTTCGGGCTGATCACGCATGTGGCTAAGGAAATGATGCCAATCATCGCCAAAAGAATGCCTCCGGATCAGGAGGCGGCTTGGCGTGACTGCGTAAAGCGCAACGGCAAGTGGAACCATCGTAAGAATCGGTGTGAATGATGGCTATGTCTCGCGGAAATATGGGCAAGCAGATTGCCCGCCCCGGCAAGGTGAAGAAGGTGATGCACGAATTCAAGGTCGGCAGCCTCAAGTCTAGCTCGGGCCAGCGCGTGACAAATCCGAAGCAGGCGGTTGCTATCGCCTTGTCAGAGGCTCGGCGTGTGCGCCGTCCTCGGCGTCCCAAGAGGATGAAATGAGCAAGAAGAAAGTCACTGCCCCAACCACATACAACCCCGGATCTGGCCATCCAAAGGAATATCTTGCCTACCTCAATTGGCAGGAGATGCAGGCGCTTCAGCGCTTAAATGGTAATGGACCCCGCCGTGGTCCAAAGGGTATTCCCTCTTTCGCTGACGACAGCGCATCTTCTTTGGGAAATGAGCGCCCACCTGAAAGCCCGTACAGCGGGTATCAAGGTGGCGGTGACGGTGGATTTTCGGGAAACAACTATAGCGATGCCGGTAGCGAAAGTGGCGGCGGCGGCTATGGCGGTAGTGACTATGGCGGTGGTGGATCTAGCTATTCTGGGTCATCCACGGGTGCATATCAGTCGTCCAGAGATACGGCTGCATCACCCGAATCGCCATCTCCGTCTCAGCAGCAGTCTCCCGATACAGCCGCACAGAACGCGGCAGAGGTTAACAACGCCAAAGAAGCTTCGCTTAGCTCGGCACTCATGGATGACTCCAGAAGGGGAGGCATTTCTTCTATCAATGTTGGCCCGATGCAAACGCCTGTTGCGATTGGCGGCGGTCAGATACATGACGCTCTTTCCGAGGTTGCCAGCTATTCTTATCGTCCGGTTACACCGACGAGCCCCGGTGCGGGCGGCGGCTTTGGTTCACTTGATACTCGTCGTAGCAGCCTTCTTTCGCCCGTTGGTCCTTCTAGCGGAACAGAAGCATTTGGCAATGTTGGTCCGTCCCGTATATCTCCGCTTGGGTCGTATCCCGGATTTGGATCCAGTACAGATTTAAAATTGCCGACTTCATATCCTGATGCGCCTTCCGGGACTTTTGGCCCGATATCCCCCATCAAAACATATTATCCAGACGCGCCGCAGGGGTCTTTTGGGCCTCGCATATCTTCACCTACTTCACGCCGTCCTACTGATCCTGATCTCTCCCCATACACGCAGCCGAGCAATATGTGGATGTCAGAGCCCGGCGGGATAAGCGCCCTCGGGTTCAGCAGGATTGAACCGCTCAAGCAGGCCATCGGGGATGCTTACAAGGCAATTGGCAACTACTTTTCGCCGGAAACTCCGTCTGGCGGCGTTGCTGGCCTTGGTGGTATTCCTTCTCTTGAAATTGCAAACAAATCTCCGGATGTCAAGAACGACATCAGCATGAGCGTTATCGGAGGTCTTGGTATGCCTGCGACCACGGGGTCGGCACAATCACAAAAGATTAGCCCGTTCACTAATCTCGAACTTAGGAATATAGCATACGGAAGCCCAGACTTCGGAAAGATTGGGTTTGTTGCTGGTAAGTACGACAGCCCGATTGGGCCAACCGCAATCGGGGATAGAACAAATCCGTTTGCAAAATATGCAAGCGATTCGCTGCCGCCGGGCTACCGTGAAAAGTATCTTGGCACTGAAATTATGGTGGAGGATGTGCCGCCGGAGGCTCCGGCGGCCCCAGCGGGATCAATCGCTATACCGTCCCAAGAGGAAGATATCGTAAATCAGGTAAAGCCCGCCGTCCCGTATGGCCCAATTTATGTTGATCAAAAAATCCAAGAGGTCATGCGCCGCTACGACAAAATAAACGACAAAGTCGTTGGCGGTGGTATTGGCTTGGCAAAGGGGGTCGTCGGAGCCTTTACGGGAGGTCTTGGTTCGCTGGCTCTTTCCGGTGTCGAAAAAGGTCTTGACTACTTCACGGGCAGAGATTTCAGTGAAACAATAACCGATCCGGCATCCTCTGCCAGACGCTCCCTTATGCAAGCAAGAACTGATGAGGAGAGGCAGCAGATTATTTCCGACAACCCGCAGCTTGTGCCTTTTGCGCGGCAGGCTGGCGTTGACGTAACTGACGAGAACATGCAAGACTGGCAAAACCAGAGAATTGCTTCAGGGGTAATCCCGAAGGGTATGCCAATCCCGGGGTATGGTGGATCTGCGTATCAGGGTGGAGCTCCAATTCGTGAGCTTGGCGGCAAACAGAGCTACGAAACAGCATACAACCCCACAAGCCCATCTTATCCGTCGGGCGCGACACCGGCACCGGAAGAGTCAACCGGGAGGCCGTACCAGTATTACCTCTGGGACCTTGGCGTCGGAATTCCATCTCCGGGGGACCCGGACTATAATGACTATCAGGAATATCTAGCTGGACGCGAGCCGTCCGCGAGGACCTGAGATGGCAAAAAAGAAAGACGCAATTGGGAATAGCCTCCCCCTCTTCACCAAAAAGAGCCGGGGGCGCAGCAAGCCGGTCCATAGGCGGGGTTCCAAAAAGCTTGGCCCGAAGGACCCCAACAGGGGCGACAGAGGCAAATATTAAGATAGCGGGGAACGTGAGCATTTGGGCAGGCGGCTCCTGTAATCGGCGGTATGCCTCTTGGAGCGGGGCTCACACTTAGGATCAAAGATGACAACAAGCGGAACGACAACTTGGAACCCCGACATCGGGGAATTGGTCGAGGAAGCCTACGAGAGGGCTGGCCTTGAACTGCGTTCTGGCTATGACCTGAAGACTGCTCGGCGCAGCATGAACTTCCTCCTAGCGGAGTGGGCCAACAAGGGCCTTAACCTCTGGACTGTTCGTTCCGGCACCATTACTCTTGTGGCCGGTCAGAAGACCTACACGTCTGCCGACGGGCTCCCGGCTGACGCGATTGACTACATTGAGCATGTGTGCCGGACGAGCAGCGCCGGAATCAACACCGACATTTCCCTGAACAGGATCTCGGTGTCCACATACGCAAACATCCCGACCAAGGACCAGACTGGGCGTCCCTACCAGATCTATGTAAACAGGGCGACAAACTCGCCACAGATTACGCTCTGGCCGGTTCCGGACTCTAGCACCGTTTACACGCTCGCGTACTGGTATCTGAAGCGTATGGACGACGCGACGAACCCCGTAAGCCAGACGATTGAGATCCCATTCCGGTTCTACAATGCCCTCGTTGCCGGGCTGGCATATCACATTGCCTTGAAAAAGCCGGAAGCCGCCGATAGGGTTTCCATGCTGAAGGATCTCTACGACGAGGCGTTCCAGCTTGCCGCCGACGAGGACCGGGATCGCTCCAGCGACAGGTTCATCCCGTTTGTTGGATATGATTTCTGATGTCGTTCTATGCCTACATCCACTGTAAACCCGACGGAACGCCTTTCTATGTTGGCAAGGGCGACGAAACGCGGGTGTCGTTCAAGAAGCGTTACCACAACCGCCATCACATGAACATCCTGAACAAGTACGGCGAGGACAAGATCCTCGTGGGAAAGATGGAGTGTTCGACGGAGGATATCGCCTTCGACCTTGAGCGGGGCCTGATAAAAAGGCTTCGTAAAATGGGCGTTGGCATTGTAAACTTAACTGAGGGAGGCGACGGCACCAAGGGTGCAGTTCGGTCCCCCGAAGCCCGGGCAAGGATGGCCGCTGCCAAAATTGGCAATCAGTGGAATGTTGGCCGGAAATATTCACTTGCGACCAAGATCAAGAAATCTAGGTCGCTTGGAGGGTCTGCTGTCGAGTGCGAAAAGGACGGAATTGTCCTGCGTTTCCCGACGATCTCTGAAGCTTGCAAGTCCCTTGGTCTCGACCTACCAAATGTCGTTAACCACATGAACAGGAAGGTCAGGCGCAGATCTCGCGGCATAAAGGGCTGGCAGATACGGAGGGTTTCTGAATGAGCGTTCCGTATGCCAAAGGAAAACTTGCATTCGGTTTTTGTGATACATGCAACCAGAGGTATGACCTCCACGAGCTAAAGCCTCAAGTCGTCGCCGGTCGCGTCACAAACATCAAGAACTGCCCCTATTGCCTCGACAAGGATCAGCCTCAATATTTCGTCGGGCGTGTGCCGATCAACGATCCGCAAGCCCTCTACAATCCCCGGCCTGACACTGCACAGGTTGTCAGCCGCGAACTCTGGGGCTGGAACCCCGTAGGAAACCCCGCTGTTTACGGAACCGGACAGGTTGGCGTGATCGGCATTTATCTCAACGGGGTGCCGAGCCCCATCACTTACTCTGGAGAACTATAATGAAGAAGATGAAGCATGGCGGCAAGGCCCGTAAGTCTCACAAGCGTATGCAGGACGGCGGAATTACCAGCTACGGTAGCGCGTCAAATCTGAAGCCGGGTATGCAGGCTCTTGCCTCAAGCGATGCCTATATGCGCAGGCCGGGGCGTGGCAATGAGGGAATGTATCGTCCAATTGGTCGCTCGGGCCGTGGCGGTTCGTTCTCCGACATTCAGGGCATCATCGGTGGGGCTATGGGCCTCCCTATCCGTGGTGGCGGAATGACATCTGATATTGGTTCCGTCCCCATGGGTCGTGGTGGTGCCATGGCATCCATGGAAGCTCAGCCAGTGCGTCTCCCGGGTCGTGGTGGCGCAATGCCATCCGCTATCTCTCGGGGCATTGCTTCCGGCGCTCAGCCGATGGGCCGTGGTGGTTCTATTGGTGGTGCCACAGGCTATCAGGCTGGCGGCGGAATGACATCCGATGCCGACTCAGTTCCGATGGGTCGCGGTTTCCGCAAGGGCGGTGCTGTGAAGGCCAAGAAGAATATGCGTGGTGGCGGTCTCGCCCGTAAGGGTGTCGGCATGGCCCTCGCCAAGGGTGGACTTGCGAAGCGTGCCGGTGGTTGCGCGAAGCGCGGCGTTGGTCGCGGAAAGATGGTATAACATGGCAAAAGACAAGCCCACAAAAGAAGAGGCGGCGACAGGCGCAGCAGACATGATCTATGCGCTTAGTCAGGGCTTGGGCATGGGCACCCGTAGCCCCGGAAGGTTTGTTGATCTTCTCGGCGGCACGGGTCTTGCTGTTGCCGGTACAAATAGGGAGGGCCAGACAGGTGTCCTGATTGGCAACAAGTTTGTGCCGACAAGCCAGAATTACTACGAATCCCCGTACTCCCCCGGGGATTCATCGGATGATGAGGAAAAGCCTTCAGGCAAGCCGATCAAGGATATTGACCTTCCGATAAAGGTTGGCAGCAGATTGAAAGCTTCTGGAATGAAGGCTGGTGGCCTTGTCCGTGGTGCCGGTAAGGCTGAGCGCGGGCGCGGGCGCGGAAGGATGGTCTGATATGTCAAAGCCGATCAAGGCCCCAACAGAGCCGGGTAAGTTTGTCGGCCTTGGTCCGCTGGCCTTTGGTGTTCACAGAGATGGGACACCCGGAGTCATGTTTCATGGTCACTTTTTTGCGTGGCCGGACAGCATGTCCTCCGGAGACAAGGAAGACAAGCCGACAGCGAAGCCGATCAAGGACATCAACCTCCCTTTGAGCGACAAGGGGCCCGAAAAGCGCTCTGATTCGGAAGCCTACAAGCCGAAGGTTGGCAGCAGGTTGTCAAAGGACATGCGTTCCGGCGGAATGGTTCGTGGTTGTGGTTCCGCTCAGCGTGGGCTCACTCGCGGAAAAATCAAGTAAGAGGAAGAAATGAAGTACACGTACAGGAAGAAGATGGCGGAAGGCGGCAAGGTCGGCTACACCGCCAAGGAGCGCAAAAGTCTCCGTCGCCTTATCGAGGAGATGGCCGATCCTTATGCCGGTGACGTAACGGGCGGTAGCTCTGTCACCATCATCAAGAAGAGCAAAAAGAAGATGGCTGCTGGCGGCATTGTGAATGCTCCCGCTCGCTCTCATCGTGACATGCGGGCTGGTGCCGGTAGCGGTGTCGGTCGGCTTCAGAAGACCAAAATCCAGCGGGGTCGCTAAAATGCAGAAGCAGAACGCACGGCTCAAGGACCCGTCGGATGCCACCGTTGAAGGCGGCATGCGGCGCGGTGTAAACGTCGGGAACATGAAGATCCTGAAGAAGCCCATGAAGATGCGCGGCGGTGGTGCCGCGACGAAGGGTCTGAGGATCTCGGAGAAGCAGGGCTGATATGGCCTTCACGTATGCACAGCTTGTAGATGCGATCCACGGCTACCTTCAGGTAGACTCGAATGGTATCTCGACTACCGATATGGACACGATCATTCGGCAGGCCGAGCAGCGCATCTACTATGACGTGCAGATCCCGGTCCTCAAGAAGAACGTGACGGGCAACCTGACGGCGAACAATCGCTATCTCACGACCCCGACGGACTATCTGGCGACATACTCCATTGCCGTGAACAACAACGGCACATACGAGTATTTGCTCCCGAAGGAGGTTGCGTTTCTCCGTGAGGCGTATCCCTCTACATCGACGACCGGGGTTCCCCGCTACTACGCGATCTTCGACAACGACACCTTCCTGATCGGTCCTCCACCGGATTCATCTTACGAAGTCGAGCTTCACTACTTCTACGAACCGGCGTCCATCGTTGATCAGCCAGCAGGCACTTGGATCAGCGAAAACGCCGAAAATGCTCTACTGTACGGCTGCCTATTTGAGGCGTACACGTACCTCAAGGGCGAGCAGGATCTCATTGGCCTTTACGCCGGGAAGTACAAGGAGTCGCTACAGGCGCTCAAGGTCATTGGCGAAGGCCGTAACCGTTCCGACACGTACAGAAATTCTGAACCCCGCATCACGCCGAACTGATGAACAATGGATTTGGCTCCGTAGGAGCATTTGAGGTACGGACCACGCACGAGCGGGGTTTTACCGTTGAAGAGATTGCCGAAGACCTTCTGAACAAGCTCTTGTTCATTTCGTCGGAGGCCCACCCGGCAATACGAGATCAGGCGATGGCGTACAAGGACCGTATCCGTCCCGCGATCATTCACTACATGAAACAGGCTGTAAGGTCAGACCGTACAACTCTGGCGGCGCAGCTAGGCAAGCAAGGCCATAACGACATGGCCGAAATCATCAGGAGGCTCTAGTGGCAATTTCCACGGCTATGTGTACATCGTTCAAGTCGCAGCTTATGTCTGCGCTGCACGACTTCGACAACCCGGGCGGCAACACCTTCAAGATCGCCCTTTACACCTCGTCCGCCACGCTTGGCGCTTCGACAACGGTTTATTCCACGTCGAACGAGGTTACGGGTACCGGCTACAGCGCTGGCGGAAACACCCTTACATCGGTGTCTCCGACCACCTCCGGCACGACTGCCTATGTTGACTTTGCCGACACGACTTGGTCTTCTTCCACGATCACCGCCAACGGTGCCCTGATCTACAACGCCAACTCATCCAATGCGGCTGTTGTGACCTTGGCATTTGGTTCCGACAAGTCTTCGTCCAACGGCGACTTCGTGATCGTTTTCCCCACCGCCAACGCGACTGACGCCATCATCCGCATCGCCTAATAAGGTATCGCCATGGCCGACGCAATCGTCCCATTCCAAGGCTGGGGCTCGTTCGGCTGGGGCGAGGCCCCTTGGGGGTATTCCGGTATACTGGACACCGGAGCGACAGGATCGCCCGGTAGCGTAACCGTATCCGGAAGCGCAAACGCAAGTGTAAACGGCGTCTCAGCGACCGGCAGTGTCGGCACAATTGAGGTCATCGTTAACTCCTTTGTGCCCGTTGATGGCCTTCAGGCAACGGGGTCTGCTGGATCCGTAACGGTATCCGGTAAGGCAAACGTATCGGTTACTGGCGTCTCCGCGACGGGTGCGACTACAGCGCCGACCGTCTCTGGCGGGGCAAATGTTTCCGTTACCGGCCTCTCTGCCGCTGGATCTTCCGGCGATGTAACCGTAACCGGCACGGCAAATGTCGATGTGTCCGGCTCCGAGGCAACTGGTGCCGCAGGCACGGTAACAGTCCGCAGCGTCAATTACATATACGTGGTCGGCATTGAGGCAACCGGAAGCCCGGGGTCTGTAACCGTCTCTGCCGACGCGAATGTCGATGTCTCCGGTAGCCTTGCCACAGGAGGGGTCGGCACCCCAGAGATCCAGACAGACCAAGTGCTTAGCGTCACCGGAGTCTCTGGCACTACTGCCGTCGGCAGTGTTATAATCAAGGTGAACTCAAGCGTTACGGTCGAGGGTTCCACGGCGTATGGATATGCCGAGGAAGTGACCGTAAACCTCGGAACGACTGTATATCTGGTCGGTGTATCCGCCACCGGATATGTAAACGGCGGGGTCTTGATCTGGGGTCTCGTTGACACAGACCAGACTCCAGATTGGCAGGCGATCTCTGATGGGCAAAGCCCCGGATGGTCTTCTGTATCCACCCCGCAAACTCCCGGGTGGACCCCGGTTACAGATTCTCAGACCCCGGATTGGGGGCCGGTGAGCGACTCACAAACAACCACTTGGACGCAAATAGCGGCGTAGGCACATGGCATCAACATACTCTCCCAATCTCCGTCTTGAACTCATTGGAACCGGCGAGCAGCAGGGTACGTGGGGTACAACCACGAACACCAACCTTGGCACCCTCCTTGAGGAGGCGATTGGCGGTTACGTCTCTGTTACGGTTTCCAACAGCGGCGACACAACCCTTTCCACCAACAACGGCTCTGCCGATCAATCCCGTAATGCGGTCATCAATCTAACCGGCACCATTACCGCCGCCCGCAATGTGATCTGCCCCGCGATTGAAAAGCTATACGTGGTGAAGAACGCCACGACCGGCGGATTCAGCGTGACCTTCAAGGTGTCTGGCCAGACCGGCGTAACCATCCCCAATGGCGAAACGTACTTCCTTTATGTAGACGGCATTGACGCCAATAAGATCGTCGGCAATGTGGCGTCCACAAATGCCACGAACACGTTTACCGAAAACCAGATTATCTCTGTCACAGACAACACCGATGCCGCCTTGCGCATTACCCAGCTTGGCACCGGCAATGCACTTCTGGTCGAGGACAGCACGAACCCCGACGCAACACCCACGGTGATTGCCGCAGACGGAACGGTTATTGTGGGGCATACGACCGCCCTTTCCACCGACAGTTTTGTCGGAACCCAGCAAACTCCAAAGGCTCAGATTCACGGTGCGAACGCGCAAAATTCTTCACTTAGTGTGAATTGCTGGGCTGCTGCGAACACCCCTCCTTCCATTAACTTTGGAAAATCCAGAGGAGCAATCGGTACAAATACGATTGTACAGAACAACGACGTACTTGGTGACATAACCTTCAACGGGGACGACGGCACCGAATTGGTGGTTGGCGCTTCAATTGTTGGCTGGGTAGATGGAACTCCGGGCCTCGGAGATATGCCATCCCGTATTGTTTTTAGCACAACCGCCGACGGTTCTTCCACAACAACGGAGCGTATGCGGATTAACTCAAAAGGCAATGTAAATATCGGCGATGCCGCCGACCCCGGTTATGTCCTCCAGATCACCGGAAACACAAATGTTACTGGCATTATGGTTGGTTCAATAAGCGGAACCACGCTCACGATCACATCCGTATCCTCTGGCTCCATTTCGGTTGGTGATCGAGTGTTCCTTGGGACATCCGGCCTTGATTACAACACATACATAACCGCCCTTGGCACGGGTACTGGTGGCGTTGGTACATATACAATCAACAACACCACTACACTTGCCAGTACGACAATATACTCTTCCCCTTCAAAAAACAGTACGATTAGCTTCGTTAATACCGACACGACATTGCTTACAAATCAGCCGATTGGCGGTATTGAGTGGTACGGATCTGATGTAAGCACTCCCGGCGCTGGCGTTAAGGCTTACATCGCAACCGTTGCCGAAAGCGCGACCCCAGATACAGCAATGCTGTTCGGAACGTCCGACAATACAGCCAGCACACAGGCTGTTGAGCGCATGCGCATTACATCAGGCGGTAATGTCGGCATAGGAACATCAGCGCCCGGAAATCTTTTGGATGTAGGCGGAGCGGCACAGGCGACCACCTTTGAGGTTGGTAACGTATCCGACACGACTATCTCTCGCGTGTCTGCCGGTGTTATCGCGGTTGAAGGCGACACGGTTGCAATGCTTACTGCGGCCCAGACTTTCGCGGGCCTCAAGACGTTTACCGGAGGAATTCAATCCACCGCGAATGCCATATATAACGTCCAGAACGCCAACACAAAGACTGTTGCCAATGCCGCCGTCGGGGCGACGGGCTCGCAGTATATTGGGTGGAACGCGACTGGCTCTGCGACCGCAGTTGGCCTCGGAAACCAGTCTACTGGCACAGGTGGTGTATTCTACGAGGGGTACAAAGCCCGTGGCGGCGACACCACCACGATTACCGCAGCCGCAAGCGGCGATGACATCCTTTCGATTCGCGGAAACATCTACGATGGTGCGATTTGGCGGGGATCGGCAAGAATTAACTTCAGTGTTGACGGAGCCGTTTCTTCTGGTGATGTTCCGGGCGCTATAATATTCTCGACCACAAGCGATGGCGCTGGAAGCGTAACTGAAAGATTCAAGATCGACAGCAGCGGCGACTGCTTGGTCATTGGAACAAGCCTCCTTGGCTATGGCGCTGGCTCTGGTTCCAGCGTCACACAGGCCACCAGCAGGACAACCGGCGTTACAATAAATAACCCCGTTGGAAGGATTACGCTCGTCAGCGCGGCTGGATCGCCGACTTTTGCATCATTCACCGTGACCAACTCAACCGTTGGAACAAGCGACTTAATCGTCGTTAACCAAAGGACTGGAACAGACTTATACGAAATCCACGTAACGGCGGTTTCTGCCGGATCCTTTAGGCTGTCCTTCCGGACTACTGGCGGAACGACAACGGAAACGCCAACATTCTCATTCGCTGTTATCAGCGGCTCCATAACCTAAGAGGAATATATGTACCTTGCATTTGTCACCCACGACCTAAATCACAACACGCTTGAGGCGAATTGGCTTGAGCCCGTCGTCAACGAGTACGGCGAGGTTGTTTCGTTGAAATCCGTTCAGCGCCGCAACTACAGTCAGGATCAGAAGGCAGAGTTTGAGGCTGACTGTGGTGCTGGTTCCAACAAGTACACGCAAATGGCGGGCTGGTAAAAATGATTGAGGAACTCGTCGCCCGGGTTTTCAAGACCCGCAATCAGGCCCATCTGGCCCACTGGAAAACGAAGTCCTATGCCGAGCATAAGGCACTCGGGTCTTTCTACGACGATGTGATTGACACGCTTGACAAGCTGGTGGAGGCTTGTCAGGGATCGAAGGGCATCATCGGCCACGTTGATCTTTCCTGCAAGGACGAATCCGTGGACATCATTAAGTGCCTTACGGAAGATGCAAACTGGATCTCGAAGAGCCGCACAAAGGTTGCTCACGGGGTCCCCGCAATCGAGAACATCATCGACGAACTCGTCGGCACATACCTCTCCACGCTATACAAGCTGAAGAACCTTTCATAGGGCGTTCTAGATGCTCTCCAAGCTCAAATTCCAGCCCGGCATCAACCGTGACACGACGAGCTATGCCAATAGCGGCGGGTGGTTTGACTCGGATTTCATACGCTTCAGGAACGGCCTCCCGGAGAAAATTGGCGGCTGGACGAAGATATATGCCAACCAGACAGCGCTGATCGGCAAGTGCCGCAAGCTGTATGGGTGGTCTAGCCTTGTCGGCACCAACTATCTTGCCATGCCGACCAACATCAAATTTTACGTTGATGATTCCTCGACCATAGTTGACATCACGCCCCTTCGGCGAACATCAAACCTTGGCTCAAATCCGATAGCGACGGTAAACGGTTCAAGCAACGTGACAATCACAGACGTTGCTCACGGGGCGATTGCCGGTGACTATATAACCGTGTCTGGCTCGTCGAATGTAAACGGTATACTTAGCACCGCCATCAATACGGAGCTAATCGTCCAGAACGTCGTGAACGCGAACGCCTATACCGTTACCACGACAGGCACCGCAACATCAACTGGTTCTGGTGGCGGTTCAAGCGTATCGGTAGAATATCAGTTCCATCCCGGCATATCCACCAATGTTACGTTTGCAGGCTGGGGCAGTGGTCCGTGGGGTGGTGTATCTGGATCCTATGGCTGGGGATATGGCCCAGACAGCACCCTCTCAACGTACTACAGCGGCCTATGGACGGTGGACAACTATGGCGAGGACATGGTCGCCTGTCCGCGCGATCTCACCAACTATTACACCCTTGGATCAAATCCGCTTGACCTGACAAACGGCAGCAACGTCGTGACCGTCACGCAGTTGAACCACGGCTTCTCGAATGGAAATGCAGTAATCATCGGTAATGTTTCTGTGGACATCGGCGGCGTCTCTGTTTCCGCCCTGAACGGAACGCATACAATTTCCGTTGTCAACGCGAATGCGTACACGTTTACCGTAACGAGCAACGCCACAACGACGGAGTCTGGCGGCACAGGATGCGAAGTTTACACATCATCCATCGTCTATTGGGACATCACCGACACCGACGGCCCCGCCGTCAGCTTTAGCAACCTTGGGTCCGTATACTCCAAGAAGTATTTGCCGTATGTCGCAACTGAGATTTTGGTCTCCGACCAGAACAGGCAGATCATCGCTTTTGGTTGCAATCCATACGACGTTACGCAGCCGCAGGACAAGATGACAATTCGCTGGTCTGATTCGTCCGATCCAACGAATTGGGATGCCGCAGACCTCACAACAACTGCTGGCGACAACAGGCTTTCTTCGGGGTCGTATATTGTCACAGCCGTCCAGAACAGAGAGGAAATCCTGATCTGGACCGACACATCGCTTTACACGATGACCTACATCGGTCCTCCTTATGGATACGGCTTCAACTATGTCGGGTCTTCCTTTGACATCATAGGTCCGAACGCAAAGATCGTCGCTGGCTCAGCCGCCTTCTGGATGGGGTCAAACAACTTCTACTCCTACAATGGACGCATTGAACCGCTACCCTGCACGGTCAGGGATTACGTGTTCTTGGATCTGGACACCGACAACGGCGACAAGGTCTACTGTTCTGCCGACTCCGGCAACAACGAGATCATCTGGTTTTACCCGTCAAAGACGCAGTCCACAGAGGACGGGGTTGCCCCGGCTGATGTGGAGGTTGACCGTTATGTCGTTTACAACTACGCGGAAAACGCTTGGTATTACGGAAGCCTTGCTCGCACAGCTTGGATTGATCGGACGGGCAGAACTACCCCCCGCGCCGTAAGCGTGGACGGATACCTGTACGCCCAAGAGTCCGGCTTCAACGATGGCAGCACCAACCCCGAAACGCCGATCAACGCATACATCCAGTCCAGCCCTGTAGAGATCGGGGAGGGCCAGAAATTCATGTTCGTGAACCGCATTATACCGGACCTCACGTTCAAGAACTCTACAGTGCATGACGGCGACGTGGAGCCGATTGTCAAATTCACGATCAGGCCGCAGGACTATCCGGGTTCCGCAATTGGCGCTGGTGATGAACGAAACGCCCAGAGGAGTTCCTCGGCAACCCTTGCCGTTAACAGGTTTACCGATCAGATGTTTACTCGCATCAGGGCAAGGTCCGTTGCTCTCCGGGTAGAGAGCGATGAACTCAATGTCGCTTGGCGTCTTGGGGTGCCGCGCCTTGACATGAGGGAGGATGGTCGTCGATGACGGGCACAAAATCTGCTCTTCCGCTGGCCACCAAGGACTACAGCCAAGAGTACATGAACAGGCTTATCAAACAGATTGAGATTAGCCTCCAGAAGCTCGACGCAATCAGGCCGATAACTGTTGCTTCCGACCTTACAAATCAGGTCGCGGCATTTCCCATTTCTGGCCTGACAATCCAGAACATACCCACAACCTCAACCGGCCTTCCGTCTGGCAGTGTTTGGTCAGACGGCGGCATCTTGAAGATCGTGAGCTAATATGTATTTCAACGGAATTCCACCAGCGTTTGGGCAGGCCCAATACAACAATCCGCAGGACCTTATGAATAAGCCCGTTTTCGGTTATAATCAGGGTATTAGCGGCATTCAGTCAAACCAGCAATCACAGTGGTCGCCACCGCCGCAGCTTGGAAACATTGGCGGCTCTGGTCAGCCTCCGCAGCAGCAAAGCTCAAGCGTAAATTCCACCACAGGGGGTGCCGGTAGGCAAATTATGCCGCTCCAGTCCTACAGCAAGCCAATGGCCGGTCAGGCGATGGCGCGTGGAGGGGTTGTTAACCAGACCCTCGAAAAGGGTGGCGTAGTTGCTGGCGGCATTTCGGCCCTTCGTGGGCAGCACCCTAATCCGCGTCAGGCACTTGATCGCTATGATCGCATGTTCGGCAGGGATGCCACAGCAGAGCTTATCCGCGCCTACGCAGATGGAGGCGTTGTGTCCGGCCCCGGAAGCGGGGTCGCAGATTTGGTCCCCGGTTCAATTGATGGCCGAGAGGATGTCCGGATTGCGAGCGGCGAGTATGTTATTCCGGCGTGGGCTGTTGCCACACTTGGCGATGGTTCGACAGAGGCCGGTGCAAAAGTCCTAGACGCCATGGTCGCGCGTCTGAGAGAAGAAGGATCCGAGCTTATCAAGGGATCTGAACCCATCAACCCCAGCGAATTTCTTCCGGCGTAAAAAATGGCAAAGACAGAAACAGGTAAATCGGTAGCCAACTACGTACAAGACGTACTAGATCAGGCTCAAAGTGGCGGAAGCGCGGCCATTGAGGCTGGCTATCCGGGCTTGTCTAAATACACGATGGCGTACTTGCGTGGCCTCCCGGGGCTAGGCCAGTATGGCGATGCCGAGCAGCGCGAAGCACTTCGTCGCATGGGCGATATGTATCGCCAGTATGGTCAGGCTGGCCAGTACGACATGACGAATTTTTCCGACATCGGCAGAAAGTACGAGCGGGCCGGTGAGTATGATCCGACCAGCTACGCCAACCTACAGGATGCGTATCGCAGGCAGGGCAGATACGGCCCTACGGATTTCGCAGAAGCCGACTACACCACCAAAAACATCAAGCAGCGCATGTCTCCCTATGAGGAGCTTGTCGCAAAGCGGGCAACAGACCGCCTTCAGAAGCAGTACGATGAGGCGGCATCAAGCCGCGCCCTTGAAGCTGCTCGTGCGGGTTCCTTTGGTGGATCTGGTGCGGCAGTTGCCCAAGAGGTAGCCCGCCGCAATATGCAGGAGCAGATGGCGGATGTAAACGCTCAGAGCCTCCAGAACGCATACGAATCTGCCGTTGGTCTCTACGGCAAGGAGTTCGCCGACAACATGGCGGCACAGCAGGCCGAGGAACAGTCACGTCAGTTTGGTGCCAACCTTGGTCTTCAGGGGCTTCAGGGCGCTATGGCTGCCCGTCAGGCTGGCGAAGCCTCAAGGCAGTTTGCATCTCAGGCTCAGTTTCAAGGGCTTCAGGGCCTTATGGGCGCACGTCAAGCCGAGGCTGGTCAGATTGCCGCCGCAAAGGAAGCGGAGCTTGCCGCCCTTCAGGGTCGCGCATCTTCTGCCCGTGAGCAGGCGCTCCTTGCGGAGCAGAAGAAGAACATGCAGCTTGCGAACCTCGCGGCCCTTCAGGCTGGAGGAAATTTACAAGAGCAGTACAACTTGGCGCAGCGGTATTATCCGCTTCAGGTTTCGCAGATGCAGGCTGGCGTCTTGGGCGGCATGTCAGGCGGCTATCAGCCCGTGAAATCAATGGGCAATGATAAGCCATCTTGGCTCCAAAATGCCATCGGCCTCGGATCCGCCGTTGGTGGAATTCTTCAGGGCTTTGGTGGCTTCCGCAAGGGTGGCGTCGTATATCGCGGTGGTGGCCTCGCCGATCTTGAACCCGAATACTACGATCAGTACGAGCGCTAAAAAATGCCCAACATCATTGAACAGCAGGATCTCCTCAAGGGCCTTCCAGACGCTAGGCTCTCGATGCTCATGCAGAACCCGACGGGTGACATCCCGCCGTTCCTTGTTGCGGCAGAGGCTCAGCGCCGTCAGTCCATTCGTGAGCAGTTCTCCGGTGGTCCGCAGGAGTCGGTTGTCGATACACTAACTAAGCAGCTTGCGAGTGTGCCGCAGAATATTGAGGCCCCGATGCAGACGCCGCCCCAGATGCCGCCGCCTCAGATGCGGGCTGGCATTGACGCTCTCCAGCAGGGCATGCGGCGTGGTGGTTTTGTACAGAGATACCAGTCTCTTGGGTTGGTCGTTCCAAATGGCAGCCGCGTTCAGGAAATTGCCAATCAATATGGCATGACCGTTGAAGACGCCGCAAGGATGCTGGAGAACAATCCGGACTTATCTGGTCAAAAACCAGAGTCCTCTTTTGGTTTGCCGCCTAGCGTATTGGAGCAGAATGTACAGCCTTACGCGAATCCATCGCTTCCGCCAATTCCTGTGCTAACCGCCAGCCCTGAAGAGGTTGCCGGTTATGAAGCTGAAAGGATGCGCGAGCAAAAGTATCTTGATATGGATTCTTACCCCGGATATCAGGCGGCAGTAAGAATGATTTTTGATTCATCAATGCCCGGAGAGAGAGCGGCGAAGCGATCTGCCAATGCCTCTATTCCCCCAGACCCAAACATCGGCAAGAGAGACTCTTCTTTTGAGAACAAAGCCGCGATCTCTATTGAGGAACGGAAAAAGCGACTTGAGTCAATTTTTGGCGTAAACGCAGAAGACAGAGAATACGTTGAGGAAAAATTAAAGGAGCTTTACGGCGGCGAAATTTCAAGTTGGGAGAAGGCGCAGAAATGGTTTGACGCTGCACAGGCTGCGATTAAGCCGGGACAAAGCAATATGCAGGCGGCAATCAATGCTCTTTCTGCTCTTGGCGGTGGTTACGCCCAAGAGCGCGCCGAAGAACGTGCCAACAATAGAGAAATGCAGCAAGCGCTCCTCAAGTATGAGCTTGGTGCCCGTCAAGACGAAAGGCAGTCGCAAAGAGATATTGCAAAGGGTCTTCTTGAGTATGAGCAGTCGGAGATTGATCGTGTTCGCGCTAATGAAGCAGCAAGCGCAGAGCGTGAAATTGAGGGCTATAAATGGCAGGCTCAGCAAGAGATCGAAACAGCGAGGATGTACAAGTCTGCGGCTGATGACCTTTCTGACAATCTCAATCGGCGGGTGTCCGACCTTATGCGCAGCGGCATTGTTTCGCCGGAAGAGATCTCAAAAGACACAGAGATCATGGACTTGACAAAGAGAATAGAAGAAAATAATCTCAAGGCCAACAATGCCGTGATACGGTCCCGCATGTTGCAGAGAAGGTTTGGCGGCGCGACTGGTTCCCTCACAAGAACCGAATACGCAGATGGAGATACCATGGGGTATCTCGACTAATTCAATTACCGGAAACGGCTAGTTAGATGGCTCGAACCATATATGTACCGCAAGCTGATGAATTTATTGACTTCAGCGACACGGCGACTGATGCTCAAATCCAATCGTGGATCAGGGCTAAATATCCAAAGCCAGCACCTCCACCACCCACTCCTCCTCCGGCACCTCCGGAAGAGGGGGTTGGTGCCCTTGAATCTGGCTTCTATGGTTCATTGGGTCGGCTTGAGGCTGCGGGTGGCATGGCTGCGCAAGCAACCGGCCTTGAGAGCCTTGCTGAATATCTCTTCAACAAATCCCGCGAGAGCGAAGAGTATGCCGCCAAGTACAAGCCGGATGTCGCTGACATCTCCGAGATTGAGGGAGTCGGCGATGTAGCTAAGTTTGCAGGTTCCACCATTGCCCAATCTGCGCCCGAGACTGCTGTTGGAATTGGTGGCGCTCTTGTCGGTGCTTCAGTCGGTGCGCTAGGTGGCCCAGCCGCACCTGTGA